GCATGAAAATTATTATAGGCTGTCCAATCTATAAGAGAAACTGGATCTTTCCATTGTGGGCTTCCGCTTTGGAAAGACAGTCTATTCCTTTATCAAAAATTGGTTTTATATTTGAAACTTCATCTGAAGATGTTGCAACAAATAATCTACTTCGTAAGTGGAGAGTCTTTCATCCAGAAATTCCAATGTACGAAATAGTTGAGAGAAATGATATTCCTCATTTTGAGCACATTGAAAACGGAAGACAGTGGACTATTTCTAAATATGAGAATATGGTCAATTTAAGAAATTCAATTCTTAAGACTGTTAGAGAAATTCAACAAGATTATTATTTCAGTTTAGATTCAGATATTATATTAAAAAATCCAGCAACAATTGAGCTTCTAATGGGTCACATAGATGATGGCGCAGATGCTGTTAATCCACTTATGTTTATGACTCCATTTGGTACAGATTACCCAAGCGTAATGTCTTGGTTGCCTGAGGACAATCAGGGTAGAGCGTATAGGACTAGAGAATATCCTTTGGGAACTTATTTTAAGTCTGATGTCATTATGGCTGCAAAAATGATGTCTAAATCTTTATATAATAAAGTTGACTACATTGTTCATCCTCAAGGTGAGGATGTGGGCTGGTCACAAAACGCTAAAAAAGAAGGATTTGACCTCTATTGTGCCAGTTATATCTATGCTCCCCACATCATGCATGAGATGATGTTGGAAGAGTTTAGAACCAAAGGTGATGCCAGAGAAATGGTAACACTTGAAAACCATATAAAAATATGATATCTTTATATAAAATTGTTTAATGTTATAAAAGCAAATTTACTATATACTTCAGCAGGTATGCTATGCAAGCACGGAGAAATTCATGAGCTTTGATTTTGTAGAAAACTTTACAGTACAACTTCCAGATTTTTCAAAAATGAACTTCGCCTTTGAGGAGGCAGCAAGTTCAAATCAGGGTTTAATTATTGAGGTTGCTGCAATACATGAAGGCCTAACACGGAAACTATAATAACTATTCTGCTATTGAGCTAGAAAAAGCTCTCCAGTCTTGGGTTGAGCCATATCCAAAGCCAATCATACTAAATCATGATATTAACTCTGAACCAATTGGTAGAGTTATGGCAGCAAGAATGGATAAAGAATCAGATGGTTCATCTTTTGTCCGTCTTCAGGTGGCTATCACTGATCCAGTTGCTATTCAAAAAGTACTTGATAAAAGGTATTTAACTGGATCTGTTGGCGGAAGGGCCGGAAAGGCCGTCTGCTCAATAACTGGCGATGACTTGGCCAAAGAAGACGAGAATGGAAGGCCTAAGTTTTCTAAGTACAGAAGAGGCCAAGTTTACAAGGGCAAGCTTGCATTCGTAGATATGCAAGACATATCTTTTAAAGAGTATTCTTTTGTTAATCAACCAGCTGACTCAAAGTCAAGCGTAAGATCTGTTAGTGGCGATGGCGCTGGCTCGCTAGCTACTTCAGATGGAGAATGGGTAGCTAAAAGTTCAGCTTTTGTTCTTCATATGGATAAAGAAGATATTTTCTCTGTTGAAGAAAATGAGTCGGTTCTTTCAAATCTAAAAAAGAAGGAATCAAAGCCCCTTTATTTACATCTTAAAGGAGCTTTTTTAACTGCACTTTCAATTCAAGAGAGTGAAAATTACAATAAATCCAATACTGCATTACTATCTAATGAAGATAATACGGCCAGTACTGATTCTCAGGAGAATGAAAAAATGGATAATGCTACGAAAGAAGAAGACATTCTTCTCGTCGCTCAGGAATTGAGCGATTCTTTGTCTTCTATTGCTTCTGAATCAAAGCAAGATGAAACAGAAGTTTCTGAAGAAACTACTTCAGAAGAACCTGCCGCAACAGAAGAGCAGGAAGAAGTCGCTGAAAACAGCGAAGAGGTCTCAGAAGAGGCAGCTGAAACTTCAGAAGAACAAACCGAAGAGGTTGTTGATTCCGAAGAGTCAGAGGCACCAAATGAGGAGTCTGAGGAAACTCAGGCTGCTTCCGAAGAGAGCGAACCACAGGAAGATTCACTCAACGACAAAGAAGAAGTCGCTGAGAACGAGGATCCAGTGGTGCTCGATAGAGTTAAAGCCTTAGAGGAAGAGAATGCAAAGCTCAGAAGCGCGTTGCACAGAACTCTTGTTGAAAGAGTTGTTGATGCAAAGATTGCAAGCGGTATTGAGTCTGCAGATGATAGAGAAGAGCTTATTGAAGAGCATGCAAAGCGCACAGCTTCTTCATTAGCTGATTCCCTTAGAGATCTTGCAAAGATGCCACAGACTAAGTCTGCAAAGGCAACAATGCCAGAAATCAGTTCAGACATTGAAGCTGTTGAAGGTGAAGGAAACGTCACCACTATCGACAGTGAAGTGAAAGAATCAAAGTCAAACACAGAATCAGTCCCAGAGCAGGTCTTTGTAGATGCTCTTATGGGTCGCAGAAAACTATAAAATAATATTTTAAGGAGAAACTTAAATGAGTTTAGCTAAATTTCGTAAGGTAGGGACTAAGACCGGTTCGGGTCGCTTCGTAGTCTCTGAGGGTATTGCTCCAGCAGCATACCTCCTTCCACACCCTGGTCTCCCAACTTGGTACCTTGACAGTGAAGATGATCGTTTTGAGATCGTCATCACCAAGGGAACCATTTTGTCGGTCGTTACCGACGCTGCAGGTGACTCAAGAGTTGTTCCAGCCAATGGTACAGCTTCAAGCGCCAGCTGGGGCGACACAATGAGTGGTTGGGATCCACTTGATGGTGCAACACCAAGCTCAACATCTGGCTCAACAGACACTGTTACTGTTGGTGCAAGATCAGTTCCAGTAGGCGTTGCTCAGTATGACCTCTACCGTCCATTTGACAAGGGAACCTCACAGGGTGCAGGTTTCATTACTCATGGTTACGTAGAGTACCCAATGGTTTCAGGCATCAACGCTGACGTTGTTGCCGGTGATGTGGTGCGTTCCGATCATATGGGACGTCCAGTGAAGGCAGCTGCAAGTGACTTCTTTGCAAGCTCAGCTTCATATGCTTACCTCCAGGTTGGTAAGGTTATTGAAGTTGAGAAGTTTGCAACCAACTTTGATGATGGTTTGCTCTCTTACATGCAGCTTCCCTCAGACCCAGGTGCACTGAAGACAGTGTTTGAACTTACCCGTTCTGGCACTTACTCAGGCAAGCTTGGTATCCGTAGCAACCTGGATGTCCACAACGTGATTGGCGCATTCCGCGTTAATCTCACAATATAATAAGAAGAAATAGCACAGGAGGAATAATCCTAAGATGAGTAAGACAATCCAAGAGCTCCTCTCGGGTCTCCCAGCTTGGGAAGCCGCGCTGGCCGAGGATGGATATATTGACGAAGATAACAGAGTAACTATTAAGGAAGCATTTGCATCGTCTGACGCTGCAATCCTCTTCCCCAAAATTATCTCTCGCACTCTTAAGGAAGCAGCTGAGCCACAATTGTTGGTGACGCCACTTCTTTCAACAGTTCGCCTCGGAAAGGGACGCTCTTTGGAGTTCCCTGCAGTAAATGCCATCCAAGCAGCAGAGATACCCGAAGGACAAGAGTACCCAGAACAAGCACTCGCATTTGCCAAGCAGATCGAGGGCAAGGTATCCAAGAAGGGTGTGAAGCTGGCTTTTACTGAGGAAGTAATCGCTGACTCACTATGGGATATCGTAGGAATGCACGTAAGAGCTGCAGGACGCGCCATGGCACGTCTCAAGGAACAAATTGCTCTTAGTCGTTTCAAGGACGCTGCAACAATCGTCTATGACAACGACAGCGGTAGCTATGACGACACAACCGGTCGTGACATTAACGGCGCACTCAACGGCACCATCTCTTGGGATGATATCGTTGATATGGCAGCTGTTCTAATGGCTGAGAACCATGTTCCAACAGACTTCATCCTTCACCCACTTATGTGGTCATTGTTCCTCAAGGACAATGTCTTCCACGCAGGTGGTGCACAGATGAACACAAGCTGGGGCTACCGTCCACAGTCAAAGGAAGGCACTGCAAATGCAACAGCCCCAATGGGTCTAAACGTAATCGTTTCCCCATTCGTCAGCTTCACTGCAAAGAACGGTGCAACTCCTGCCAAGTCAGACCTATTCCTCATTGACCGTAACGAGGTTGGAACACTCCTCGTTAAGGATGACATGAGCACAGATCAGTTCGATGATCCAAGCCGTGACATTCGTTCAATGAAGATGAAGGAGCGCTACGACATCGTAATGCTTGGTGACGGTGAGGGAATCACAGTTGCTAAGAATGTCAAGCTAGCACGTAACTACGAAGTAGAAGTCACAAGATCAATCACTTCGAATCTCTGATAAATCCTTAGGACGTTATAGTTACGATGTCCTAGAGGCAGGGGGCGACTTTCGGGTCGCCCCCTGTTCTTTTATTCTGAAGCTTTGTTACTAATTATATTAAGATTATAATCAGGAGATTAATGTGACTCTTCCATTGATTGAATACGCCATTGTTGATAACTATATGGTCGTTGTAAGATTTGGTAAAACAATTAAAATATCAAGTCTTAAAAATGAAAATTTTATTGTACAGACAAATACTGCTACTCCATCTACTGTTG